GTTTAGAAGAATATCAAAGTTTAACAGGAATTGGTGCAACGTTTGGTAAAGAAATGGTCGAAATAAAAATGACCGCAGCCGAACTTGGTATGACTGTTGAAGATATGACCAAAATGTTCCAAAACAACATGAGTTCCTTGTCAAACTTTGGCGGCACTACAGATGCAGCAGTACAATCGTTTAGAGCATTTAGTAAAAGTGTTTTAGATAGCGACCTTGGTACTAACATGCGTAGAATGGGTTATACTGTTAGCGACATCAACGAACTGTTGTTAGCACAAGGAGAATTAATTCAGTCTGATCCAATGGGACGAGCTGCTGGTAGAAATCAAGATGTATCTGCTGAAGCAGCAATGCGTCTTGCTACTGAAATGGACAGGCTATCAAAACTAACTGGTAAACAACGTTCTGAAATACAAGATCAAATGCTTGCTGATAGACGCAGAGGTGATTTACAATTCTATCTACAAGGTAAAAGTGCAGATGAGCAAGAAGCATTTAACAATACACTAGCTAACATTCGTACTACAATGGGCGACGATGCTGCGGATGCATTTATTGACATGGCAATTCGTGGTGCTCCTGTTACTGAAGCAACACAACAGGCATTCTTAGCAATGGGTGCCGAAGGTCAAGCTGCAATGAGTGATCTAATTGGACAATTAGAAAGCGGTGCAAGTTTTGATCAAGTAAGCGGTTCGTTATCAAACTTCCAAGGTAGTGTTGTTGATTATATGAACAGTCAGGAAGCAGCTAACATTGGTATGCTTGGCGGCATGAATGCAACAAGTAGTGCATTTGGCAGTATGAAAGAACAACTGTATGATTTTGAAAACAGAATCAATGCAAGTGCTCAAGCAGGCGAAACAGCAACACAGACTATTAATAGATTGAATGGCGAGATTGCTGCACAACAAGAAACACAATTAGAGTCAGCAGAAAACAACATCATTGACAGTACAATTGCTATGCAGGAGCAAATTCGTCAAACTGTTATGGAAGTGCAACGCCAGGCACTTGAACGCCTAGAAGATATGGGTGTACAAGCAATTAATACTGTAAGAGATACAATTGGCGATAACATAGAACAAATTTCAGGTTTTGTTAACAATGCAATTGACGGATTATTAACTGTAGGCGAAAGTGCAGTTAATAATGGTGCTCAAGGTGCAATTCAAGAATTAATGAATCAGCTAATGGGCGGAGGTGCTGGTGCATTATCAGATGAAGAAGTTGCAGCAGAACTTGGCGGAATTAGTGAAGCTGTTGCAGGTGTTTCACCACCGATTGTTGAAGCAGTTAATGGTGCAAATGAAGATCGTGCAGCCGATGAAATTGTCACTCAAGAACAAGTTGATACTGCAAATCAAAGTTTATCAGAAGCAGTAACTCAGCGTCAAGAAGCAGAAGCAGCACTATCAGAATTAACTAACAGACAAACAGAATTAGTACAACAAGGACAGTTTGAAAGAGCTTCAGATTTACAAACTGAAATTAACGTAGCAGAAGCAGAAGCAACTAGGGCAGCAGAAGCAGCAGAAGCAACTAGACGTGTTGCTGAAAGTTTAAGTCATATGCAACGTACTGGTAACGTTAGAGGATTTGCAAGCGGCGGTAGATTAGGTGCTGGCGAACTAGGTATGGTTGGCGAAATGGGTCCTGAATTTGTTACTGGTCCAATGAATGTGCTTGATACTATAAGTTCTAGAAATGTTATGGGACTAATTCAAGCAACACAATCAATTGGATCTAACTTTGCAAGACAAGCTCAAGATAGCACAGCAATGCAGCAGAATATGATAAGTACAAGTGGTGATATGAAAGATGTTGTCAGCAGTTTACAAAACAGTTTTGGTAATATGAATGGATTATTATCAAGACTTGTTGATATTCAAGTTGGTGCAGCAGACTCACAGAGAAGAACAATGAAAGCAACTAGAGGCTTAGGCGGGAATTTATTAAAAGGTGTTAACGCATGACGTGGAAAAAGTATTTTACTCCTGTACCAACAGGAAATAATCCAAACGGAAGTTATAGTCCGTTTTCTCAACGTGGTACAGGTAATATAGGGCCCGCCGCTGCTAATTATAGTTCTCACCTGCCTGATGTTTATGTAGGATCACCAAATCGTATTGAACGTTACAATCAATACAACACAATGGACAGCGACAGCGAAGTGAATGCTGCACTTGATATTCTTGCTGAGTTTTGTACACAAATGAATGTGCAAAATGACACACACTTTAAATTAGACTTTAACAAAGAAGCAACTAATGTAGAAATAAAAATCATTGGTGAATATCTAAAACAATGGTGTAGATTAAATGAATTTGAAACACGTATGTTTAGAATTATTCGTAATTCATTTAAGTATGGCGATCAATTCTTTGTACGTGACCCAGAAACACAAAAGTGGTTTCATGTAGATCCTAGCCAAGTTACAAAAATTATTGTTAACGAAAGCGAAGGTAAAAAACCTGAGCAATATGTTATTAAAAATTTAAATTTTGCGTTTGATGTGTTGAGTGCAACACCATTAAACACAACTAACAGTTACGGCCCAGGCGGAACTAACGGATATCAACAAGTAACAAATCAATTTGGTACTGGCGGTAACAGTACTCCGTCAGGAAATACAAATCGTTTTGAACGTACAGAAGGCGAAACTTTTGTAGATGCTGAACATGTTATTCATTTAAGCATGAGCGAAGGTTTAGACAACAACTATCCTTTTGGAAACAGTTTACTTGAGAGTATATTCAAAGTATACAAACAAAAAGAATTATTAGAAGATGCGATTATCATTTATAGAGTTCAGCGAGCTCCTGAAAGACGTGTTTTTTACGTTGATGTGGGTAATATGCCTAGCCACCTTGCTATGCAGTTTGTAGAACGTGTTAAAACGGAAATACATCAAAGACGCATCCCATCAAAAACAGGCGGCGGCACTAATGTCATAGACAGTTCATATAACCCTCTGTCAATCAACGAAGACTACTTCTTCCCACAAACAGCTGAAGGTAGAGGATCAAAAGTTGAAACACTACCAGGTGGTACAAACTTAGGAGAGATTGATGACCTTAGATACTTTACTAATAAGTTGGTACGCGGCCTACGTATCCCAAGTTCGTACTTACCAACTGGAGCAGATGACGGTGCTAGCCAATATAATGATGGACGTGTGGGAACAGCATACATCCAAGAATTACGTTTTAACAAATATTGTGAACGTTTGCAAAGCCTAGTTGAAGAAGTATTCAACAGAGAATTTAAACTCTATCTAAAAAACAGAGGTGCAAATGTTGATTATGCAATGTTTGATTTACAACTTACACCTCCGCAAAACTTTGCAGCGTATCGTCAAGCTGAACTTGACAACAACAGAATTAACACATTTACTACTATACAACAGATTCCATTTATGTCAAATAGATTTGCATTAAAACGTTTCTTAGGACTAAGCGACGAAGAGATTGCAGAAAACGAACGTTTGTGGAGAGAAGAAAACGAAGAAAATCTAGAAATGCCAACAGATGCTTCGGGTGAACTTAGATCTGTTGGAGTAAGCGGTGCAGGTATGGCGTCAGATTTAGGCGGCATGGAACCAGATCTTGGCGGAGACATTCCTCCAGTTGAAGGTGGCGAAGCAACACCACCTGATACAGCAACAGGTGGTGAGTTAGGTGGCGAGCCGGCCGGCGGCGGCGTTGAGCAAACAATATAAGATAAATAATAATATGATATTACGTGAACTTTATTACTTTGATGATAAAACAATGGAACCTGTAGAAGATGAAAACTTTGATCTACAGGACGATACCAATGCCTATGAAAAATCAGATACTCGTAAAACTAAGTTAACATTGAAAGATATCAATAAAGCCCGCAAAGCAAGTGATATGCACCGTAAATTGAAACAAGAAGAATTGAGTCTTGTTAGACAAATGTATGGAGCAGCAGCACAGGCAGCAGCTGGCGGTATGTAATGACTCAAAAAATATCGTTTGTTCTTGGCAACGGTGTCAGTCGAAAATCAATTAATCCAGATGAATTAAAACAACACGGTACTATATACGGATGTAATGCGTTATATAGAACCTTTTCTCCTGACTATCTTGTAGCAGTTGATACTAAAATGATTATTGAAATCACAGATGTTGGTTATCATTTAGATCATGAAGTATGGACTAACCCAAACAAGCTAACAAAACGCACACCAGGTGTTAATCTTTTTAATCCAAATAAAGGCTGGAGCAGTGGTCCTACAGCATTATGGCTAGCAAGTACACATAATGCAAGTGTTATCTATATACTAGGTTTTGATTATGTAGGTGTAGGCGACGACAATGATAAAGTAAACAACATCTATGCAGGAACTAAAAATTATAAACGAGTTGAAGACCGAGCAACGTATTATGGGAACTGGACTAGACAAACTGCTACTGCAATTAAATCGCATCCACGTAATAAATACATTCGTATAATTGAAAAAGAAAAGAGTTTTATACCAGAGCAATTAGAAAATTTAGACAATTTAGAACACATTTTACTTGAAGATTTTAAAAAAAATTTCAAGCTAACCCCTTATAATTTATAAAATGTGCTGTTTTGAGCCTATTTTAAGCATATATTTTTCAAAAAGTGTAAATATAATAGACAGCCTTGTAAAGATATATAAAGGAGATTAACAATGACTGATCGTAACAAGTTTGAAGAAATGCTTGAACGCCTTGTCAATGAAGACAGAGAAGGTGCGGAAGAGCTTTTCCATGAAATCGTGGTAGAAAGATCACGTGAAATTTATGAATCACTTCTAGCAGAAGAAGTAGAAGATGAT